GGACATCCACCCCTTGGCGCCGGGGCCGCCCAGCGCCTTGCCGAAGAACTCGGCCTGCTCTTTCATCGAGCCGCGCAGCAGCGCGGCCGGATTGAACTTGGCGGAGTAGCGATCCTTTTCCGCGCTCGTCAGGAGGCAGCGCTCGACCGCCTGCTGCCAAGCCTCGAACCACGGGCCGAGAGCGTACTGGACGAAGAACTGTCCGAGGGCCTGAATGCCCGAACCCCAGCTGGTCTCGTCGACCATCAGGAGCGGTCGCGGGACGCCGGTGACCCGCGCCACCTCTTCGACCTGCATTTTCCGGACTTCGGAGAGCTGCGCGTCGCGTGCCGTCGAGGCGACCTGATGATACTCGGTGCCTTCCTCGAGCAGGGGCGTCTTGCCGGCGTTCTCGACGCCGGCGTAGCGGTTGTTCCAGCTCTCCTGCAGTCGGGCGAAAGCCTCGTCGCTGAGTTCACCGCCGGCCTTCAGATAGCCGTCGATGAAGGCGCCGTTGACGTACAGCCGGCCGGCGGCGATCTCGGCGCTGAGGGCCAGGCCGATGGCGTCGCGGGCCTGCTTGACCAGCGACATGCCGTGGACGCCATCCAGCGAGATGCCCCGAAGATGGAAGATCTCGTGCGACTGGTACCGGCGCAGACCGCCCTTCGGCGGCTGGTACTCGTAGAGGATCGAGAAGTCGTCCTGCTGAGTCGCCTTCATTCGGTCGGAGTGAAGCGGGATGAGCCGGACGATCTCTTCGCGACCGGTCCGGATCTGGCGCGAGCGGACAATCAGGGCGTAGGCGTCGCCATAGACCAGCGCCCGCAGCTGCATGAGGGTCCGGAAATCGAACGCCGTCTGCCAGTTGTTCGGCTCGCGATGCAGCAGGCGGTAGAGCGGGTGATCGGTCGCCTTCGCTTTCGTTTCGTCGTCGTACAGCTGGAACGGCAGCATGCCGATCGCGTAGGAGATCAGGCTGACGGCCCGGAACATCGCCGGGTTCCGGAGCGCCGTCTCGACCGTGACGTTACGGCCGGACAGAGAAGTCAGGCCCTCCTTCAAAAACTCCCGCAGCTTTGGGTCGTCCAGCGACAGGAACGTCGCTCCTTCGCCGCCGGCGCTCGCCCGCACGGGCGCACTCGGCACCTCCGCTTTGGCCGCCCAGGGCAGGAGATCGCGCCAAGCCATTCGACCTCCTCAGATCATTCGGACGCCCCGGCGCTCGTAGACCGAGCGCTTCGGGGCCTCTTCGCTGTTCGCCAGCGCCAGCGCCGTCACGAGGGCCGCGATCCCATCGATCCGTTCAGTGGACTTCGACTTGCTGGGCTTGATGTTGCCTGCGGCATCCATCTCGATCGCGACGTTGCTGGCGCACCACTCGAGGATCGGGTGACCGCCGTGGTCGAAGGCCCCGTCCAGCAGCAGCCGCTCCAGCTCCTTCGACGGACCGGACAGGCTCAGGAAGCCCTGACGGACCTTCTCGACCGGCAGCCCCTCGCCCTGCAGCTGGAGCATCAGCTGGAGCGCGTTGAACGGGTCGAAGCCGAAGCGTTCGATCTTGAACTGCTCGGCGTCCTTCAGGATTTGCGACTTCACGAAGTCGTAGTCGACCACGTTACCTTCGGTCGGGATGAGGGCGCCGATCTGCGCCCACTTGTCGTAGGGCACGCGGTCCGACCGGACCCGCATGGCGATGCGCTCGGACGGGACGAAAAAGCGCGGCAGGAATTTCCAGTGTTCGCCCTCGGCTTCCGGCGGGAAGGCCAGGACCGAGGCCGTAAGATCGGTCGTTTGCGAGAGATCGACGCCGCCGAAGCACCGGCGACCTCGGAGGCTCTCGGCCATCTCCTGCCAGGGCGTCGGGCCGATCAGCTGCCGCCAGCGATCCATGGGAAGCCAGCGGACCGCCTGCTCGGTCCAGATGTTCAGGTGGTAGCGCTTGAAGTCGTTTTCATGCCGGGGCGACTCCTGCGCCCGCTTGCACTCCGCCCTCAGATAGTCCGGCTTGACGCTGACCCCGAAGTTCGGGTTTGCCGCGCGCCACGTCGCCTCGTCGGTCCAGTCAGCTTCCGGGTCGGCGGCGTAGATGATGATCAGGGTCTCGTCGTCCTCGACGATGCCCTGCTGCACCTTCTGGCAGTACTCGAACGTCTCCCAACCAAAGCCGAGGCGCTGGCCCGCCGTCGAGATCAGGAACTCGAGCGGCTGGCGGCGCGCCACCGAGGATTGGTGGACGAAGGTGTAAAGGTCGCCGCTCGGCCACTCGTGGATCTCGTCGCCGATCAGGCCCGACATGGACAAACCGTGTTTGCCCGTGGCGTTGCCCGACAGCGGCTTGAAGGCCGCATTGAGCTGGGCGCAGTAGATCGACGGCTTGAAGGTCTCCAGCAGCCCCGAGAGCGTCGGCGAAAGGTTCACCATCGCGCCGGCCTTCGAGAAGACGAGGCGAGCCTGATCCTTATCCTTCGCGATCGAATAGACCTGGCCGCCGAGTTCGCCGTCGCCGATCAAGGCGAGTAGGGCGACGCCGGCGGCAAGTTCAGTTTTCCCGTTCTTGCGCGGTATCCAGACGATGCAGCGCCGGAACTGGCGAGTCCCGTCCGCGCGCTTCCAGCCGAACAGCGGGCGGATGATGTCGTTTTCCTGCCAGCCCTCGAGCCGGAACGGGCGACCCGCCCACTCGCCCTCGGTGAAGCGCAGGTGATCGTGAAAGAATGCGACGGCCGCCGTGGCGGCCTTCTCATCAAACCAGTAGTCGCCCTCGACCCAGCGGTTCCTTTCGGCGGACCAGCTGGCGGTTGCCCTGATCCAGGGCGGCCGCTCGGGCGATGAAGTCATGTCAGTTCAGCAGGCCGACCGGTCCGGCCTTGGGCGCGGCGGCTTCCGCGCCAACGGGTCCCGGCGCCGCCGGCGCGTCGTCGCGACGCGGGCCGAACAGGTCGCCGGCAGGGTCCGGCGTCATCGAGCGGGCCGCGAAGATCCGCTGACGTTCGGCCGGGTTCAGACCGAAGACGGCCTCCTGCGTTTCGAGCAGCCGGGCCAGCCGGTCGCCGATCAGGAAGGCCGGGTGAGCGCGCTTCAGTTTCCCGTGCGCGCTCTCGCTCTCGTAGGTCTCGCCCTCCTTGTCGAGGACGTCCTGCATCTTCAGCCAGCGGGACAGGTTGCGGCAGTACCGGGCGAACGACTCGGCGTCGACCGGCGTCAGCAGCTTCAGCCGTGCGACGTTCGGCGCGAGGCGGTTCCAGACTTTCAGGCCATCGCCCTTCAGCCACATCGGCGGCGAGACGCCGCCGGCGGAGGCAGCAGCGATCACCGGATCAGCGCCGATGCGCCGACGACCGGGGTTGCGCTTGGGTCCCCGCTTCATTGGCCGTCCTCACAAAAAAAGTTTCCGAAACTCGCGCCCGTAAAAATTTCACGCCCCCGCCGGTCCGTCAGGCGAGGTTCGCAGACTTTTGACCTCCCCCCGGAGGATTTGGGTCGAAGAGCTGGGTGTGATCGCCTTGCCCGCTGAAGTCGGCCGAAGCCGCCGCGCCGCGAGTTTGACGCCGTGTGCCGACCGCCTCCCACAGCGGTCGGCGGCGCAGGTCGATCGGTTAGTTCGAGCCCTCGCCCAGCCAGGCCGCTCTAGGATGGCGCGGATGCGCGGAGAGGCAGCAGGCCGAGGCGCACTGCCAGTTGGTCGATGGCCGCGCGTCCCTTGCGCTCGACCCGTTGTTTGAAACCGTTGTGGCAGTCGTCGCAGGAGCTGACCCAGTACTTCTTGTTCCAGAACACGACCTGATCGCCGCGATGCGGATAGAGGTGGTCGGTTAGGTCCGCCGCCTTCACTTCATCGACAAGGGCGCAGTACTGACAGAGCGGGTGGCGTGCGCGGTGACCGCGCGAGGCGCGATCCCAGGCCGCGTTGTATCCTCGCTCCCGAGCCGACCCGCGTCGCGCGTCGTATGTTCGGTTTGCGTCGACCCTGGTCAGGTTGCCCGCAGGGCGGTGCGTCGGGGGCATCGACGGCATCTAACACCCCTTAGGTATGCAAAACCCGCCGCGACTTAGGTCGGGGCGGGCTTAGGCGGACTTCTCAGCGGCTCGAATCCATTGGACTTAGTGTTCCTGTGTGGCAAGCCCCCTCCAACGCTTTTCCGAAAGAACCTCCGAAACGACCTCCAGAGCGTCTGTTAGGCGATGCCTGTTAGCTTGGTTTAGGTCGCCGCCCGCGCCGAGAGACCGGATCGATGCACCGCGTCCAGCGACCGCATTTAGCACCGCAAACACCCTGTCATCGCCGATGCGTCGGCTGATCTCGGTTATGACCGCGCCCGCGCTTCCCGACATCGCCACCTTCATCAGCATCCGTCCGGTGTCGCAGTCGCCTTCGCTTCGCATGCCGTATTGGCTGCACGACATGGGCGGAGTCGCCCGCTCCCAGAGAACCCTATAGGCGTCGCCCCATCGCTTCGCCTGATCAGTGATCGCGCCGGTCTTGTAGAGGTTCGCCAGGCCATCGATCCGGCTGGCTCGCCGCACGGTCTGGACGTCCAGCACGATCTGTCCATGACGACGCGCCATCGACCCGTCGTCATTCCGTCGCCACTCGCCGACCTCGACCGTCTCGACCTCGAACGCTTCGCCCCGAGCCTGCGCCCGGGCAAGGGTGTCGTCGATGGCTGCCTCGACCGCCTCTGATGTTCGCGCGTCGGCCAGCTCGCGTTCGATGTCGCGGATGATTGAGGCCGCGCGCCGCCGATCCATCAGGCTACCAGACGCCAGGCCCTCGGCCTCGGCCAGACGCTCGCGCTGATACCGCGACAGCTTGCGACCGCTGACGACCGGTTCCGACATGGGCACCGCAGCCACCCGCGCGCGCCGTCCCCGATGAGCCCTACCCACGTTTCGCCTCGCATTCGACGGTGATGTTCATTCCCCGGAAGGCGGACCGCGCGCCAGCCTTGAGGCGTTCGACGGCCAGCGCCGTCCGCGCCACGATCACGCGGCGACCATCGTCCCATCGTGCCGGATCGAGGTAGGCGGCGGCTCCGCTCTCGCCCATGGCCGAGACCACGGCGCGCCGCACATCGTCCGGCCCCGACCATGCGGCCCGCGCCGCCGTAGTTTCGTCGGCGTCGTTCAGCCAGGGCAGAAACCGATCCTCGGCAAGCCATCGGTCGAGGTTCATCGCCTTGCCCCGCCCGAAGTCCGGATCACGGCGAACGGCGGCGGTCACGGCGGCCAGCAACGGTTCGGCCTGGACGCCGGTGCGCCGGATGGCCTCATCCCACGACGCCGCGACCCTGACCGGGCTGACCCGTTCCGGAGCCTTGCTCCCCCAAAGTCGCTGCGCCTTCGCGCACACGCTCGCGGAGGGCTTTAGCCCTTGATAGATTCCCTTCCCTATTTGGGTGACACCCGTGTCACCCCGGGGGGTGTCATGGGTGTCGTCTTGGGGTGTCACCCGTGTCACCCCAAGAGAGGCGTCAGGGGTGACACCCACGTCACCCCTGGACATCGGATGAACAGCCTCTACAGCGCCGCTACGACGCGGAGTTGCGGCCTTGGAGCGACTTGGCGATGCCGCAGGATCAGGGGCGTCATTCGGGCGCTCTGATGGCTTGCCGGGCTTCCTTGGGGTGACACGGGCGTCACCCCAAGAGCCATCGCCCAGCGCTCGCATGGCATCGCGCGTGTTCGCCGGGCCGGTGTCCAGGGGCAGTTTGTAGATCGGCATCACACGCCCGTAGTAGGTCTTGCTCCGACCCGTGCGGCGCAAAAGCCCGGCCTCCTCCAAGGCCCGCAGAGCGCGCTGGATGGTGCGATCGGTCGTCTGGCTCTCAAACGCCAGAACGGGGACCATGGCCCACGTCTCGCCGGTGGCATCGGCATATCCGGCCAGATCGACTAGAACCTGTTTCGAACTGCGATCAGGACAGGTCTGCGCCTTGGCCCACGTAACGGCAATGTCGCTCATGCCCGGCTCTCCGGACGAAACTTGCGAATCAGGCCCGTCTGACGCGCCGGTGCGTCCTGCCGGCAGTAGGGCGCAGGCGGCAGGCCAGACGGCGCGACATCCATCTCGACCAGGTCGCCCGACTGGACGCGGTCCAGCAGAGTGATCGCGCGGGACAGCTGCGCCAGTTCGGCCATCGTTTGGGCCAGCAACTGATTGCGATGCTGCGGGTCGGAACGTCGGAGATCCTCGTCGCGCAGCAACTGCCCACGGGCAGCCGTGACGGCGCGCCGTTCCTCCCGCAGCGTATTCAAAGCGGCCTCATACATACTCACGTCCACCCCCGGTCGGATGCCAGCCACGCCGGCATCGTCCACACATTCTCGTCGCGGCCTTCGCCACGTTTCGCCTTGCTTTTCGGTGCCCACTTCGCGTCGCGCCGGTCGTTTGTTTCGCCCAGCAGCCAAGCCGCATCGGTCTGGTCGTGCAGCACGAGCGCGAGGGCGACGGAGCCCTTGGGCGGGCCGGATGGATCGTCGAAGCCGAAGAGGTCAGGCATCGCCCGCGCCCTCGACCAGAGCGAGCAGGCGTTCGCCCGGCGCGCGTTCGATCATGTAGCCGTGGTTGCGCACGGCGACGACGTCGACCGTGACACCGGCTTCCGACAAGGCCTTACGCACTCGCCAGACGTAGACTTTTGCAATCGCGCTCGCGTCGACATCGCCCATGCCGGGCCGCTGGATCAGAGCATCAAATCCGACGGACGAGCCCCGGCCATCGACCAGGCGCAGCAGAACCCGCATCGGTCCCGGTGCTATATCGAACACCCGCTGCCAGATCGCCACGCGTTCCGCCTCGACGGCCATGGGCGTCGGTCGACCCCAGGCACGCCAGTTCTCGACCTCGTCTTTCAACGACGCCGCCTGCCGCGCCATCTCGGCGCAATGTGCGCAGGTCATTGGACCCTCGCTCGACCGATGGCTGCGAATGCCAGAACCGCATCCCCGGGTGCGCTCCATGTGTGCCAGCGCAGGTCAGCAAACGCCCCGTCCTGATGGTCGCGCGCGCGAAAGCCATAGACGTCCGGACAGCAGTTCAACCGGTCGATGCCGACCAGCTTTCCTGCCGGATTGTGGACGCCCAGCACCACGCCATCGTCATCGACCACGGCGACCGGCCAGGCGCACCACAGGCCCAGATTGGCATTGATGCAGGTCACGACGATGTCGCCCGCCAGCAGCCTGGGCCGGGTCGTTTCATCGACGCGCGGAGGTGTCGGAAAGGCCAGGACATCCGCGCTCACGCCGCCGTCTCCATCGGATCGAGGGCCTGGGCCAGATCGTTCGGATCGACGTCGAAACAGTCGGCGACGAACGACAGGTCCGCCCCCTTCGCCAGTTGCTGACGCGTCCAACCCAAGATGCGGGCGTTGACCGGTTTCAGCCTGACGACCCGCGTCGTAGGCGGCGAAGCCCGGACCGGCCGAGACCTTTTCGCAACCGGGTCGGCCTTACGCTGTGGCGCGACCGCCGCAGCCGCCGAGGTCTGATTTGAAGAAGGCGATGGACTTGACGGCGCGGACTCTTTTGAGCCGGGCAGCAGGCCGTGCGCGCTCAGCGCTTCGCTGATCGACAACAGATGATCGGTCGTGACCTTGGCGATGGCCAGGCCGGACGGTGTCAGCCGGTTCGTATGCACCTGAAACAGGCGACCGGCGACCGGCTTGGCGACACCCAGCCGCGCGACGCATGCCGCCGCCGCCATCACCCGCGTCCGCCCGCCGCCCTCGCCGTTCTTGAACACGTCTTCCGGCCCGATGCCGGTGATCTTGCACGCCGCCACCAGGGCGACCGCGACGTGCGCCGCAGTGATTTCGCTCATCCCCAAACCTCCGGTCGGCCCGCATGGGCGCGTTGAAACTCCCGCGCACTCAGCGCGTGCAGCTGGTCGTCCAGCAGGGCCGCAACCGCCGTCAGCGCCGGGGCCATCTCGCGCCGCGTCTCCCCCGACGTCGCCAGACCGGCGAAGGCTCGCGCCAACCGCACGAGCGCCCGCGCCGTCTCCGCCGTGGTGAACCCGGCTTCGCGATCCAGCAGGTCGCTGACGGCATCGACGGCGCACTGACGGGCGAGAACAATCAAACCACGCCAGTCGGCCCGGCTGGTCACAGCCGGTGCGGCAGGCCGCGACTTGCGCCGATCCCGCCATCCACCGGTCATGGCCGACCCCGCAATCCCGCCATCTCGGACAGCGCGACAATGCTTTCGGCGGCAAGGGCGAACCCGACGCCGCCATCGACGAACCTCAGACCCAGCTCCGCACCGGCACGCTTGGCCTCGGCGCAGATGTCCTGCGCTGCCACCCCGCCGGCAATGCCGCTCGCAAGTTCGCTACTTCTGCGTCGCGCGCCGTTGGCCAGCCACATTCGGGCCAGCACCATGGAATGATCAGGCGACAAACCGCGTTTGCGCAGAGCCTTGCGGACGCGGTCGCGCGGCAGGGCCACCGGCTCGATCACCTGACCCGGGGCGGGCACCCAGGCCGCGTCGTGGTGTTTACGCAGATCCTGTTCCGCGCAGCCGGCCATCCGGGCAATAGCGCCCCACCCCGCGCCCATCCGGCGCTTGGACAACACGAACGCCGCACTGACATCCGCTGCCCGCGTCATGACCGCACCCCTGGAGCCAAGCCAAGAGCGGCCTGGGCCTGACGAACTTCATCGACCAGCGCCTCGAGCCCCGCCGACATTTCGGCCCGCTCAGCGGCATCGATGGTGTTGTCGGCCATCATAGCCCGCCAACGAGCCAGCAACGCCGCACCGCCCTCGACCACGTCCGACAGTTCGTCGCGCAGATCACCCGCCACGACCGACGTCGGGCGAGCCTCTGCCATCGCCCCAGTGACGATGGCCTCGCCGCAGTAGGCTTCAAGGCACAGGACGATATCGATCGGCAGATAGTCGGGTGCGGTCGGCACCTGGCATCGGCTCAGATGCGGGACCGAATAGGGGCGGCATTCCTCACGGCAGACCCGTGACGCCTCGTCTAGCCCGCCGCAGGCCGCGATCAGCTTGCGGGTCTTCAGCTTGAGCCAGCGGTTGGGATTGGCCTCGGTCATGCCCGCGCCTCCCAACTGAAACGTCGCGGCGACGAAGGCTTGGCCCATCCGCCCGTGCGCGCACCCTCTGACCGAACCCAGCCATGTTTCGTCGCGGCCTTGTAAATTCCATCCGCGCTGCGCCCGATCCGGTCGGCAATCTGGTCCGCCGTCATGCCTCTGGCCCACATCGCCCGGGCCTCAGCCAGCGTTGCGTTCGTCCATGGTCCGTGATCGGTCATGCCCCGGCCTGCGATGATGCTAGTGTGGCGGGATGCTGCGACTCGTCTTCGCCCTGGGCTTGTTCCTGATCGCCACTCCGGCCCTGGCCGACCCGTGCACCCGCATCCCCGACCGGGGTTCGATGCCGCCCGAACTGGCCAGCGGTCGGAGCTTTGGCGGCACCGTCGTCCACGTCGGCGACGGCGACAGCCTTTGCGTCGAGACCATCCGAGACATCGGCGGGGCCGGTTGGGTCGAGGTCCGCGTCGCCGACTTTCACGCCCCGGAGCTGAACCGCCCCGGCGGACGCGAAGCCCGCGCCGCCCTGGTCAACATCGCCATGAACCGCCGCGTCACCTGCCGCGCCCGCAACCGGTCCTACGACCGCGTCGTCGCCGTCTGCACCCTCGGCGGTGTCACCCTGGCCGACCGGATGCGCCGCGCCGGCATCGTTGAGGGCGGTCGCTGACGTTCGCGAGATGTTCGCGTCCGTTTTCTCGGCGCCATTGCCGTTCGATGCGTTCAAAGTCTCGGCATCGACACCCGAGGCCGCACCATGATCCGCCAGTTCCTTGCAGACCGACCCTGCCGTGACCTTGCCCCCGCTCCAACGTTCGATGCGGAGCGCCAGGCGCAGGGAGGCGTCAGTCACGCCACGTTCGATTTCGCTCAGCCACCCTCGGCTCTTGGCGCTGAGGCCAAGCTCGACGGCAGTCTGTTCAAGGGTGAGACCTTGTTCGGCGCGGTAGGAGGCAAAGGACATAGGTCCGGATATTCAGACCATCTGAACAATCCGTCAAGCACAGATATTCAGATGGCCTCTACAGACCTGAAAACGGCTTGCTCACATGATCTGAACATGGCCCCGAATGAGACCCACGACTGGTATTTGCGCGAGTGGTTTGCCACGATGGGCATGAAACAGCGCGACCTGGTCACCAAGCTCGACTACCAACCCGCGCTGGCCCACGCCCTTTGGCATAGCGTCCAGCGCTACCGCCGCGACCACGTGGACCAGATCTCAGCCTTGCTGAACATCCAGCCTTACGAACTATTGATGCCGCCCGAAGAGGCGATGGCCATGCGTCGACTAAAGTCCGCTATCGCAGAGGTGGCCCGGGTTGAGCCGACATCGGACGTCGCGACTACGCCCGGTAACCGAACAGGAACTGACGGATGACCGACGAACCTCTTTACCAGGCACACGGCATCACCGGCTCGATCCTGTGCTGGCGTGACCGCGTGGTCATTCGCAAGAAGGGCTGGCCCTACGGCACCAAGAGCGACAAGAGCATCCCGATCCGGTCGATTGGGGCGGTCCAGTTCAAGGTGCCGAGCATGACCAGCGGTTTCCTGCAGATTGCCTATTCAGGTTCCAGCGAGAGCAAGGGCGGTGTCTTCAATGCCGCTCAGGACGAGAACACGGTCATGTTCGTCAAGAAGGATCTCCACGCCTTCCAGACGGTCAAAGGCTTCATTGAGTTTCAGCAAAACAAGCTCAATGAACCAAGCGCACCGGCTGCCGCCGCCGCACCGGCATCTCTCGCCGACGAGCTGACCAAGCTGGCCACCTTGCGCGACCAGGGCATCCTGACGCCCGACGAGTTCGACGCCCAGAAAGCCCGCCTCCTCGGCTGATCGCCCTAGGCGGCGTCTTCGTCAGGCACATCACCGGCGGAACACAGAAACTCAACCTCTGTCCATTGGTCGCCGCTCGCCGAGGTGTCGATCTTGAAGAACACCATGCCTGCGACACGTCCGGCCATCCGCCGGCCCGTCCTGAACGCGCGATCTTCATCCGCCCCGAACGCCAGTGGCTCGGTCGGCTCCAGACGCCCGTCGCGGCGCTGGAAGGGCAGGACGAAAAAGGCAGGCTGATCGTTCATGGGTCCATTCGTTAATGCCCGACTCATTCAGCGGGCGGGAACAAGAGTCCAGCCCTGATACGACAGATTCGGTCGCATGTTCAGATGGGCTGAACTTTTGCCTTGACGTTATTGTTCAGATGGTCTGAATATCTACCCG